TACCGGTGTGTCCTAGGGCAACATTATCTTTAGAGTATGTAATTGACACACTTACTTTACCAGACTTACGGACCTTTTCATCACTACCAATAAACTCATCTTGTACCATAAGATCATCTCCCTCAACAATAATAGGCTTGCTAATAATACCAGCTAGTATATTTGCTACCGCTGTATTAAACAGGCGTTGAAATGATACAGCGCCTAGTGGATCTAAGTTAGGAATTTCCCAACAAAAATTAATAGCATCTTGACTATGAATAAAGTCATCGCTTAAAGTATCTTCAAGATCGATAAGCGCATCCTTTACGTACATAGGCGCCCTAAACGCAACAATATTACCATATGGTGATACTTCTTTTCGAAAATGCTCATAAGCGAATCGCCTATGAATTAAATTACCGTCGTAAACGCCCTGCTTAATAACCATACTATAGTATATACTATGTTTGATTATCTTCAAGCTGCGACTTTATCCATTTATACGTTTTTTCTATACCTTTAGATAATGGATAATTTGGAGCCCATCCAATTTTTTCTTTAATGAGTTTGTTATCTGAGTTTCTACCAGCGACTCCTAGAGGTCCATCAATATGCTTTTTAGTTATATTTTTACCTTCAATACTGCTCGCAATATCTACTAACTGATTAATAGTAACCATTTCATCGGAACCAATATTAACAGGGTCGCTAAATTCTGATTCCATCACACGTCTTATACCTTCAACACATTCATCAATATATAAAAAGCTTCTTGTTTGTTCTCCAGATCCCCAGATTTCAACTTCACCGTTAGACTGAATTACCTTTCTACAGATAGCCGCGGGAGCCTTTTCTCTACCACCTTCCCACGTGCCTAATGGACCAAAGATATTATGAAAACGAGCAACTCTAACAGGTATATCATAGTTTCTATTATATGCTAAATATAGTCTCTCACTAAAAAGTTTTTCCCATCCATACTCTGAATCCGGATCTGCTGGGTATGCAGAAGATTCTTCACAGTTAGGATTTTCTGGATCCAACTGATTATGCTCTGGGTACATACAAGCACTGCTACTATAAAATATCTTTGTCTTATTAAGACCTTTATACTCATTATATTGTTTTACAGCATTTAAAATATTAAGATTAATAGCAGCTGAATTATGCATAATGTCAGCATCATTATCTCCGGTAAAAACGAAACCAGCTCCGCCCATATCTGCTGCTAACTGGTAGATTTCATCGAATGGTTCCTTATATTGTTCCGGGACACCTTTATAAAAATTACCCATCTTACCGTCAAATCGAATAACTTTATTACAGTTATTAGCACCTCGTAAATCGCCTACATTACCATATATAAATTCATCTGCGTTTGTTTTACTAAATTCTGGATATTTTAAGTCGACGCCTCTTACCCAGTATCCGTCATCTTTCAGTCGATTAACTAAGTGATTTCCAATAAAACCACCAGCGCCTAAAACTAATGCTGTTTTTTGTGTACTCATTATTGCCAATATTGATATATTCCTTCTGTTAGTTCGTATTCTATATTTTTAACTCGTCTTTTAGGCTGATCGATTGCCCAAATAAACAAGCTTTCTATAAGTTCTTCGAGATTTGTTTCATCTTTAAAGTTTAACATATCTTTTGCTTTTGTATGATCACAATAAGCGTGCTTTACTTCATGTCTAGGTTGCCCATGTTCAATAGAAGTTATATACCCGTGCTTTTTACCGATACGTTGTACTGTTTTTGCAACTTCATTTAAGGTGAAATATTTATCCGCTCCAATGTTAAAAAGCTCACCATCAAATTCATCTGTTAAAAGAAGTTCAAACGGATCTGTATAATACTTGATATCTGAAAACGCTCGTGTTTGCTCCCCGTCACCATAAACTAAAATAGGCTCACCATTAAGTGTTTTGCGAATAAAAATACCTACAACATTTCTATACCTATCCCAGATATTTTGATATATACCGAGAACGTTATGTGGTCGTATTATGTTATAACGTAAACCAAACTGTGTATGTGCTGTTATAATATCCATTTCAACAGCATATTTTGCTACACCGTAGGGATCAATTGGCATTTGCCTAAGTTTTTCTGTAAAGGGTGGTGCTTGTTTACCATAAACAGCCATAGACGATGTAAAGACTAATTTGCTTTTATATCTAATGCATTCATTAATTATATTGACAGAAGCTAAAACATTATTTGTATAATTAAAGTTTCTTATAAATGGAGATAGACCTTCTGCTGCATATGCAGCAAAATGATATACAACGTCGGGAGTATATTTTGCAAATATATTCTTTATTTCTTGTATATCTTTTTCTAAATTTAAATTATAAAATTTAAAATTATCGTCTTTAGGAAGAAAATCTTTATAACCTCCAAAAAAATTATCTATACCAATAACTTTATGACCCCTACTTAGTAAGTGTCTTGATACATGACTCCCTAATAGCCCAGCAACTCCGGTAATGATAATATTCATATGAATAGTTATTTATATGTTATCTTTTATCACGGTGAGTATGTGATTAGCTCGAGCTTCAGTAGTGCCTATGTTATATAACCACTCTCTCTGTCGATTAAGATAAAACATATATTCATCAGTAGGTTTATTATTAACTACTAACCTATTAATTATTTCAGTTAATTCTTCTTTGGAAGAATATGATAAGCAAGGTATACATTGTGGTGAACATGCAGCTGGCTTTAAGTTATAATCTCTAAATAGCAAAACTGACCCTGCGGCTATTATTTCGTAATGTCTTAAACAATCCCACCCACCCTTTCTACATGTTAAACCAAACCATGATTTATGTAAATCATTATAATATTCATTTTCATCTGTAAAAGTATGGTGTGCGAAAGTGTTATCACCAAAATCTTTTACCGGGTTAAATGTTGCATAATCTGGAGCTGTTTTTTGATAAACTTGTTCTTTTTTAGTTAAATCAATATCCATTATTCTATGTTTTGGTATACCAAACCCAGTAGTATAAACGTTTTTAAGACCAACTTCAACTAACTCCCGCTTAAAAGATCTTTGAAACTGTGTACCAATAACCTCTATCTCTCTATCCCCCTCCTTTATTTTTATCTTTCTTTGTGCATCGCCATCTAAATCATGACCATCAAGCACCCAATAGTTTCCATTCTTAGCTAAATCTTTGTATTTAGCTTCTGGCATTTCTCCACGCATGTGACCATCACCATATATTACTGCATCAAATTGATTAAGCTTTCTTTCTTCTTCTGTTAAATCTTCTATCGGCTCAGTTAATAAACTAAAACCCTTTCCATGTAACTCATCTTTAGGAGATTCAGAAAAATCATGATACATTATTTTTTTACGGGGGTAATCAACACAATCTTTACCCATAACAGATCTCAATCCATGGAGTATACTAACTTCCAATAAATCATTTTGTGAATCCGGATCTTTCGTTGTTATAAACAATATTTTCATAAACTAGTTATATTTTTCAATAATTTCTCTACCACCTATTAAACTCGAGCTCGCCGGACCAGAACCTTCTGCCCCAGCATTAACATCAAGAGTAGAATCTTTCCAAGTTTTCCACGTACTACTAATATCTGGTCGCTCTGGCCCTAAAAATAAATCCCAGTGATAGTATTTTTCTTCAGGTATATGTTTTATAATTGTATTATTGAGATCATCATGTGTATATTTTTTCAACCAATGCGGGGTAGATTGATGTGCTCCGGGTACGTTGAGTGGTGATTTCCAAGTTTGGTCGTACGATCCTTCATGACCTTCATAAATGCATAAATCGGCTATTTTAAATCGCCATACCCAGTCTCTATCTTCCCACCCACCGTTAATAAATCTTTCATCTTGCCATCCTATCTTTCTTACTAATTCTTTTGAATGAGCACTAAATCCAATACCCCATAATGCTGTCCACGCATACCCACTTTCTAAATGACCTAACATTTTTTCTACTTCTTCTGGTTTTGGAAAGGTTCTATCATTTATAAAAAATATAAATTCTGTCGGTGAAGTAGCTATAGAGTGATTCAACATTTGTGAATAAGATGGATAAATGCCTGGGTGTCTATCTATTCTATTGTTCCAAAAAACTTTATATTTATCAGTTAACGGCTTAAGCATTTCAATTTGATTATCGACAACCTCTTTACTGCAGCCGCAATGCAAGCATATTGTAAATTCTTCTATTTTCATTTTTTAATTAATTTTACTACTATTAGACCGTCGTTATTAGTATCGATAGGGTTGATAGAAGTAAATATATATTTAACAGTTATATTTTTAACAAATTCTTTAAAAATTTTAATACACTTCGTGTACGTGCAGTCTTCTGTGTTACGACCGTGAGTAGATATAAATAAGTATTCTATTTTATCAAGTAGTTTCTCGTTAGCTAATTCTTCTAATATTGAAGCTTCGGACCCTTGTATATCCATATGTAATATATCAACATGTTCTAGATTATTTTCAACAAAGATATCCTTTAAATTAATTTTTGTAGTGGTAAGACCTTTGTCTTCTCCCCATGAAACTTCTGTAGATTCACCTAGATGTTTTCGAGGTCCGCAATATCCACTATATACAATTGAACCTGGAAGAGAGCCGCGAATATAATCAGCCTGTGAATCTCGGATTTCTACACATATATTTGTACTTGAAGGAAGTTCTTGGTTAAAATAAGTAGAATATTCCCCCTTTGCTGCCCCTAATTCTAGCATAACCGGCGGATCATATACTTCTTGTGATATATCATGAATCAGCTGTTTAATTTTAATACCTGTTATAACGCGTTTAAATAGCTCAAACTGCAATGGCTCGCCTACTAATGTTTTCATCCAATCCCAAGTGTTTGGTAGACAAAAATCTGGCTCTTTCGTTGGATCGTATTCTTTCATAAAATTTATATTGGGTACTTTTGTGTATATTCATCAAACCGCCACGGTTGACCACCTGCAAAGTGTCTAAAGATAGTTTTATCTAAAGTAGTTTGATTAATATCGTAGGTGTTTGGTTTACCTGTTTTATGGTCTCCGGTTTCGTCATAAAGCTGTGTTACGTTCCATTCTGTGGGTAACACGTTTACATTTTCTTTAAGTTCATCAAGAGAAAAAATTGTATATTCTGTTGGATATGAATGAAATCCTAAGTTATCTAAATCATAAAACGACTCCCAGCTATGAGGCTTAATACCAGCGCAAGTATAATACATCTGTTGATCAGCAATATGCCACTTACCCTTTGTATTATTATGCTCATTAAAAAACTCGTATTGACTTACCTTAAGCCACCTTTCCCTATCAATAATAGCGTTAATAAGTTTACGTGAAAAATCATTAATTTTTAATGCAAAGAAGCCAAAACAGTGAGTGTTACCTGAATCAATTGCGTATGAAAATCCTCTATCAGGTTCAAAGTGTTGATCCATCTCTTTAATGAAGACATCAGCATCAAAATTATATAAAATATCACCATCGTTTAATTTACCTTCATCAAGAAGTCTCTTAAACAATAACCATCGATTAAAATGCATATTTTCACGCACATCAAACTCCGGATGTAATATTTGAATTTTAAAATTATCATTATTAAGTTCTACAAATTTCATTCCATGCATTTCTGCATATTTTGCAAAACGTGGTCGAATAAATTGTTCATATAATGCTTGTCTATTATCACTATAGAGTGCAAATGTTGTTAAAAATTTTTTCATAAGCTATACATGTAGTTTTTCTTGTCACCTTGAAAGTGTAATCCAAAGAATTGAACTAACTCATCGTTATAATTAGTACCAAATATTTGGTTATCAATCTTACGTAACCTCTTTATACCACCTTTCATTTCATATTCGTCAGGTATGTTGTTTTGTGGCATACCAATACCTCTATCAAAAGCCCCTCCGTTAATACTATACAAGTTTTTACTGCCTTTATACCAGTGGTACATTACTGTCATATCACATATACCACCACCAGTCTGTGTCTCCATATGCCATTCCCACTTAGGTAATAGAATATTAATATTATTTGTATATA